GCTTCCCGAAAGGGGGCATCTTTATATCACTATAAAGGTATCCATCAATGATGGGCATAACTCAGGATTCTTCCAGATGGGAGCGTCTAGGCATGAGTTACTTAAGTCTTAATCACATTGTGAGACTTAACTCGAAAGATTTCATCTAATTGGAATCAAATCAATTAGGCATATTGTTTTTGCAAACATGCAAAGCATTCCCAAATATATTGATCAACAATATATTTGGGAGAATAACCACATCGCACACAAGAATTACCATTAATGTGCGGAAAATCATCACCCGAGCGTAGTCAACCTCGAATATCCTCACTAGGAGGAATTCGTTCTGTAGACAACACATCCGGTGGAATTTTAATCTTCGGGACCGCTGAATGTTGGACGTATGAATCTCTTGTCCACAACGCAGTCTCGGCTTCGAATTCATTATCGAATCGGAATACTACCCACAAATCAGTAGGTAGTTCATCAATTATCGCACCATTCGGAGCGATTAATTGGATTCCCATAGACATTCCCTTAGTGAATTTCTTCCTACTTAAGGGATTTGGGGGTGTTGGAGCATGAACATCCCAACCACGTACTAAGCCCATCGCACCATTGCTATGATCACAACAGAAGCGGAAAATAACCCCGTAAATCGTGAGGTTGTTACCAAAAAGATCATTCAAATGATCTCTAAGGCGAAAGGCATAGTATCTCCCCTTATCGACACTTTTTACAGTGACGTTCTCTGAGAGTTTTACAACCCCAGGAAAATGTTTCACGGCTTGATTAGGTCCGTGTATACGCCATTCTTCGGTGTTAGTCACCGGGACTTGAGCATCTCGCCCAGCATTATTGTTACCACGAGAAGGACCAGCACGTCCGAGAGCAAAAGCTCGAGATCGGGCAGTGGGTTTACCCTTCTTATGTTGTACACCGCATGGAGCAGTCTTTCCACAAACGGAGCAAAATGCCATAATGAGAAGATACTTAGAGAGGATGAAATAACTAGTACAAATTAAGGTTTAACTAGGTTAAACCTTCATCACACCAACCGCGGTGTGGAAAGCTATCACCATCTCGTCTCCTTAAGATGAGGTAGTCACCCCATCGACTCTCTTCGCCTTTTCAATTGGCACTGCTTCAACATTACTGTTGGAACCTTCTGAATTCACATTACCATATTTGACGGGTACCTTGACAGTTTTAAAATCAACGGTCCTTGCTTTACCTCCGTCAATAGGTTTCATCTCGATTGCAACAGGATTGATATCCGCAAGACTTCTCGTCGCGGACACGATCCTGGATTTAGCCATACTCTGAAGAATTTTAATATCATCAACCGCAGCAATTGCTTCCGATTTCTCGATCGGGAATCTTAAAGTTGGGTACATTTTTTCATACAGTTTCTTTTTATGAACACTGTCATCCCATAAGGGGTAAAATGTACCAACTTTAGCGAGATTTTTACAGTCCATAGAAGTTGCATTAACCAACAGGTGAATACCATCACCATCATCCGCATGGATGGAACGTGGCCACCTACAAACGAAGATTGCAGCTTCGTTTGCTGGTGAATCTGTATCAACATCAATAGATTCACCAGTGTTGGTATTAAACAACTTAATTGAGACTAATCCGCTAGTAGTCTCCAGTATGGTTGGTATATACAGCAAATAAATTATGGAGTGCTGAATGTATACCAAACCCTTAGCCTTGGCAGATAACTTAGAAAACAGATTAACCGTTTCTTTAGTTTGAAGTTTCATAGGCTTGACTGGTTCGTTATTCTTTATATCAATTGCATAACAACGTCTGGTTGGTAAATTCTTCATCATGGTTTGAGTATAAAACTCATCGACCTCACTAAGAACTTTATTCCAGTCTTCAGTGGAAACGGAAAATTCAGAAGTATTCGATCCAGCTCCGGGTAAAACACTCGTGAGAGTGCGAGAACCTCCAGAGAATGCCATTTTGCTAGAGCAAGCTCAATAACAAAAACGACAAGTGTTAAAATGAAATACACACCGAGTCGACGTCTGTCAACTTCCACAGCTTACGACACACGAGAAAAGGAGCAAGCTCAACAATTATCGCGG